AGCGAATGCGGCCCCGTGAATCTGAGCGATTCGGGATCGCCGAGAGTTACATACGCACCGGAGCCGTCGCAGTAGATGCCTTGGTCCTTCCAGGCCGCATCGCCTTGCAGCGTGCCGCAAAGATTATTCCCAGACACGTCATGTAGGGTGGCACCTGTAGCTCCAAGCGTGGGTACCCATAGCCCCTTCAGCCCATACCACAACGATGGGTTCGCCGCCTGCTGTGCGTTGCGGGCGAAGCCGGTTGCGTAGGTTAGTTGTTGTGGTATGACAAGCGGCATTACTGGCCTTCGGGGCTGTGCGGGTAGATTGAGAGGATGTTGTCATCAGAGGCAGTAGCTTGGTCGGTCTTGTTCACGAGACAAGCACGGAATGCGGAAGGCGATAGCGGTACGCCGAGGAGTTGCTGTACTTGTCGCGCATTGACTGCTTCGATCAGGAACTTGCCGTGGTAAGAGTTTGCGGTCGGGGTCGGTGAAGCGGCATCGCCCTCTTCGCCATCGGCGTAGTCTGTGCCGTTAAGCTGATAGAAGATGTGGAGCTCGAAGTATCCGCCAGCGGTCGGCGGAGCGACGGCAAAGCCCGAGATGTCGAGTTGGAAATCAGCGTACATGAATTTCTTCGCAGCGTCGGCATTGTCGTAGTCTGCTCCATCAACGGCTATGCCGTCGGCTGCTAGAGAATCAAGCTCGGTCTCCATCAGCAACGCAGAGGACTCGATTGCCCATAGGACTTTGGTTGCCATGTCTTAGCTCCCGTCCGCGAACATATCGACCGTCGCGTCGATTCTGGCTTGCAGAACTGCATCAGATGCGCCGGTGATTGATCCAACGGCAACGCCTTCGTTCGCGGCAAGCAGGGCCATGAGCATTCTCTCGCTAACTGCTCTCGGGGAGACGAATACCTGCCGTGCCCAAATGAGGCGGTTGGCGTGGTTATCCGTCTCGACGGCCTCGGTGCGGATCGCCTCAGCAGCGATGATACAGGCCACCTCAATTCGGTTCTTCAGGTCGCCGTTACCGAAGAGGCTTCGTAGTTCTAAGTATGTTGCCATGTTATCGTTTCTCCTTCATCGTCAATTCTCGCCATCGCCATAGAAACGTGCCGAAGATTGCCGTCGCGGCGATCGTGATGCTATCTCGAGCGACTTCAGTTTGAGTATCATCGAAGCTCATATACGATCTCACCGACCTAGATAATACGCTCTTTGATCCTCGACCACTGCATCTCGCTGATCGTCACCCATTCGATCCAGCCAACGATAGCCAGGCCGTCAGGATTTGTGATCGACAGACTCTCGCCCGTGGCCGTCTCGAAGCCCACAGGCCAGTCTGCTGTGCCGGCGGCGACGAACTCAATCCGATCGCGTTCCGTCGAGCCGCTCGATATATTGATCGTGCCTATCGACTCGACGGAGATGCGCCCTCCGACGATGACGTGGCGCTTCCCAGAGACCGCAGCCTGGATTGGAGTGATGGTCACTCCGACCCCGCTGATGTTACGACGACGTGTCTTCTGTCCGAACTTGCTGAAACCGAACGATTCGGTGCCTTCCGCCGATGCGATCAGAGTCGGGTCGAGTGTGAGGATTGCCATGATTCCACCTGCCTTACATCAGACGATCCGCGCGGGTAGCCCGCTCGTGCGGGCTACCCTGCGGATTAGGTTTCTCTTCGGTCAGTGGTTCTTCCTACGCACCGTGCTGGGCACAGCGCATCCAGTCGACGCTGAGAATGAACTCGTCGGCGTGGGCACCCTTGAGGCCGATAGTCGGAACCAGGATCGTCCCTGTGGGGAAGTCCCCGTCGGCGATGTCTGCAGCCAGGATCGGATCAGCCACATTGACACCATCAATATACGTCTGGATGTCCGTACCATCGAAGTACATACCGACCGTGAAGTACGTGTCGGCAACCATCGTCTTGATGGCCGCGTCATGCTCCACATGCGTCTCCCCGGACAGAAGATAGTCCAGGTCAAGAGCACTCGTCGCCGCCGCGTCGGAGTTGAACCCGACATAGCTGGTGCCCGTGGTAGGTACGGCGCCGACGTCTGCCTGCAAGTCCCCGACCAGTTCCTGGGCGAGAGCGAGACCGACGAAGAACGAAGCCTTCTCGGTCGTGATGTTCTCGGCCTTGAAGCGTGCTTCGAAGGCCCACACGCCCGCAGCGTCGATGTCGATTGGGCACGACCACTGGGCTTCAGCAGCTTGGTCGTCGGTTGTCACCAGGAACAGCAGCTCGCCGATATTAGCGATACCGCTATACATGCCCTCCGTCAGCGTCTTGCCTGCGGCCGTGGCCGCATAGGTCGCGTCCTGGTAGCTCCGAGACGGGAGTCCGCCGGAGTCGCGGAAATCCGTGTCCAAAAGCGAACCGGACCACGGATTCGCCCGCAGTGAAGCCAGGTCGAAGTTGTTCCAGATCGCCGCAGTCGGCAACTGAACCGTCGTACGGGACAGAACCGAGACGTTCTCGCCAACCGAGTCAAGGGCACCACGCAAAGTAACCTGGACCTCGCCCGGGGTCGTGTCTCGGTCGACCGTCTGATTTGCAACCGCCACCAGAACAACGGCGGCGCTTGCGGGGAGTAGGGCGAACGTCGACCCGATGCCGAGATGGGTCGTGCCCAGTACGCAAGTGGCATCACACCACGCCGTCAGGACGGTCTGTGCACCACGGGGCTCGATGATCTCGATCATCTGACCACCGCTAACGGCCTTGTAGGGCGCGGCGGCAAAGCCAGCGAAGTTCTTGGCATTGGCGACCGTGGGCTTCTCGACCTCCCACGTACGAGATCGGTCAGCCGCGGAGGCGCTATCGCCGGTCGTCGAGTCGCGATCGTAGCAGAGAGCGTAACCCTCTTTGAGCGCGACGGACCCGGTGAAAAAGACCCGCTTTTTGGCGAGTTTCTCAGTCTTGTTTTCTACTTGAACAGCAACCATCGTTGAATCTCCTTCGAGCCTCTGTGGCCCTATGGGGTATCGTTGAGCCTCAACGCGGGCCCGGCCCTAACGGCTGCCAGGCCCGCATCAAGGCGGTTCTTGTCGTCAGTTGACCTACGCGGCCGCCACGTACGACAGCATGAACCCGAGCCGTTGCCGGTTGCGGGTGTAGAGCTGCCAGGTGAGGTCGAAGAAGGTCGTCAGCACATTGTGCTGATCGCGGCTGATGATGGGCTCGCTCTCGCGATACACGTCACCCTTGAGAACGGCGATCTTGAGGAAGGCCCAGTTGATCGCCACCAGGGGGAACTGGCCGTAGACGGTGTTGGCCGCCGTGTCACGGCTGTCCAGCACCGGCACGTAAACGATCGGGATCCTCTTGAACACCGTGGCCTCGGCGTACTTGCCGATGTCGGCGCCGAGCTGGTCGTTCTGCCCGCGGCCGGCTCGCTCGATCCCAGTGATCAGCGTGTTGCCGGCGTAGAATCGCAGGTCGCGGCCGGGACCCTGTTCAAGGTCCTTGACCGTCTGAGGGCTCGTGAAGCGGCACTTGCGGTACGCCGTGCGCCACTTGTCCAAGTCGTCCTCGGTGATCGACCCGTCGGTGCTCGTCCAATTGTCGCAATACGAGCGCCACAGGGCGGCGGCTGAGGTCGTTGCGTCGATCCCGCCGCAGTTGGCAAACGCATTGCCGTCCTGCGCCAAGGGATTCTGGCCGATGAACCCGTGAAGCTCCGATGTGACCTGTGCCCCGGTGATCGGGACCAGCCACGAGGGGATTCCGAAGGGGTTCAGATCGTCCGAGGTCGTCAGCGGGACATCCCACATCAGCTCCTCGAGCAGGTCGGCACTGTCCAGGAGACCGTCGATCCGACGGCTCTTGACGAGATTGCCGAGCTGCACGTCGTCGCCCATGTTCTGGAGCATCTCACGACGCTCGATGGAATAGTCGGTCTGGTGGTAGGTCCAGTTGACCGACAGATTCCGCATCACGGGCGAGACGCTCGGAGCGTCAACGGCGTACGGCCGCGTCTGCTTCGCAGCACCGCTGGTCTTGATCTGCACGCGATGGTCGATGCTCTTGCCTGTCAGCTCCTCGCGTGAGTCGTCGCTGAACAGGCGATCCAGGCCCTCGTGAGACTGGTACTTCAGCAGCACGTCCACGTTCGGTCTGTGGGGGTATGCCGCCTGAGTCAGTTTCAAAAGGTCAAGGAGTTCGCTATTGGTTACTCCATCAGACATTAGTAGTAGCTCCCGTTATTCGGGGAGGCCGCTACGACGTCATGTTGTGTTCGAAGGCTACCGGCCGTTGTACGCGTTCAAGCGTTGCTTGAGTTCGCCCTTGGCCGTTTCGGTGGGGGTTTGTCCCGTACGAGTCTGTCTCGATCCACTGCGTCCGGTGATCTGGGTGGGATCATCCACACCCGGATCTTCAACGTCACGTCGATGATCGGTCTCACTCGATCGGCTGGAAGGCTTGCCGAGCAGGGCTTTTTGCATGGCGGACCCCCACGGCAACTCCTTGTGGCCAGGCCCGAACGCTGCACCGCGCCGCCATTGCTCGGCGTCGGCTTTCAGTTCGTCCCTGGTTACACGCTCGGGGCTGCCTTCGGGTAGGTCCTCGGTCCGTCCAGTCCCATATTCGGGGTACTCTTCCGGATCGACTCCTGCAAAGAAGTTGTTCTGCTCGCTCACATTCCAGCGGTCTGTCATCTGCTCTTTGAATGCGCCGAACTCGGCCATTACAGCCGTAGTCTCGGCGCGGAGCGTCGCTATCTCGCCTTTCGAGATCGCGCTGGACACGGCCTTGGCGATTTCCGCCGGGCCTGCCCACGAGTCGAGATTCTCAATCGCCGTATCCGCCGCGCTCTGGTCGGCAGGGTCACTGCCACCGTCTTCGCTCTCGTCGGTTTCCGGGTCGCTGGTGTTCTCTCCTTCGGTGCCACCGGCGTCCGTACCGGCGGCGATTTCAGCCTCCCGCTTATCCAGATCGGCCTGTTGCTTCGACAGGGACGAGCGAGTGTCTGCCAGCCTTGTGGCCAGCGCAATGCCCTCGTCACCCATTGCGGCGATCTGTTCATCGGGAATGCCATATGCCTTGATCGCAGCCTTCTGACGCCTCGTCAGACCGGTACGCTCCGAGGGTTCGCCGGACGTATTGTCGTCGGCGTCTCCACGGTTCTCCCGTTCCTGGGGGTCCTCGGCGGGATCGGCATCTTGAGACTTTGAGGCGGGTGTATCCAGCTTGGCCGGGCCGTCGGGCGTTACGGGTATGTACGGCCTACCCGTGACATCGGCCAGTTTCTGCTTCAGCGCAGTCTGGGCCTGTGTCTCTTCGCCCGAGCCCGACGCCTGCTCGGTTTCTCCGCCCGCTGGGGCGTCTGCTGTTGCTGTGGAACTCTCTTCAGACACAATTCAGTCTCCGTTACGCATGTATTATTAGCGAGTTAACCCCCGCCGGGTCAACCTCGTTTTTGCTATAGCGCATATCTGCGATTCTCGTGTTATGCGCTAAAACCACTTCCGCACCCTCCCAGGGGGCGATTGCTCCCTCCCAGGGGGCGAATCATAGAACCCCGAATTATGGAGGCCCGGCTCGGGGTCACACCGGGGGCGGCAGTACCCGCCGGACAGCGCTTACCTCGACGGTCCGCCTCGAATGTCGTCCTTCGAATGGTATCCAAGCTCTTTGCACACCGAAAGTTGCTCATTCCTGTTCTTGAACAGCATCCGGCCTTTCGCATCAAAGCGATGATGAGGAAACCGCTTCTTGATCTCCGGGACTTGATCCGGATTAACAGCCAGGGCGTCAGAGACCAGGTTGTGATTGTCGCGCTGGACGTTGACCGGAGCGAGTTCATCCTCGTCGAACCAGCGATACTCCTTCGTTTTCGGGTCGCGTGCGTAGACTTTCATCGGAATCTCATCTCCACCATTCTGGACTGCGGGTAATCCGTGCAGACCCCGCAGTCCTCTCGAATCGGATATAATGCCGCGCCGGTCATGTACCAATCGCGGTGGCCGTCGTGCAAAAACAGCGTTCCGGTCGTCTTGAGCATGATCGGGGCCGCCATCAGGCAAAGGTTCCGCCATACACCATCTACAAGGATCACGTCGAACCCTTCCCCCTTGCTCTCCGCGAAAGGCCCCCAGACGTAATCGTGAGTCGCCTGTCCGGTCGGTGCCTCCTCCATAATCGTCCCGTCAGCCCCGGGGACTGTTACGCCCTTGTGGACAACACCACCGATCCGCTTGCACCACTCAGGATCATTGTCGATCGACAGGAGCGTCTGGCCGGCGACCATGTTCGAACGGAACCACAGCGTTGAATCGCCGCAACCCCATTCCAGCATACGGCCTTCAGGGGGAAGGGCGGCAAGGACCTGCTTACGGTGCTCCAGGCCCATCAGGTAGTACTCACCGATCGTCGGCGCCATGTCCTCGGCAGGGAGGTCCATCGGGGGACTCAGCATGTCTACATGCCTCCCGCCGCGTTACGCTCCGTGACAGCCTTGGCCACGTCGGCCTTGGTACACCTCGCGCCCTCGTACGGCACGGTATCGAGCGAAATCCCCATCTTCGTGGCGAAGTCACGCGCCCGGGCATTGGACTGGTGATCAGGAATCACGGGGTAATCGCCGCCGACCGACTGAACCAGAGGCGTTTCGGGCTCGGCAGGAGCAGGCGGTTCGGCCAACGGCTCGCTGTGTGCCCCGTTCTCGTCATTGACGACGCTGTGCGTCGGATCGTAGCTCCCATCGCCCGGATCGTCGGGATCGAGGACAGGCCCGTCCTGCGGAAGCACAGGCTCGGTGCCTGGTGGGACAGACACCGCATCCTCCGGGTGAGGAACCTGCTCGTCAGGGAACGCAGGCGGCAATCCCAGACCAGCCTGGTCGGGCGTTACAGGCTTGGCCTCTTCGGGGACCTGCCCGATCGGGTTCTCCGGAGGCGACTGTGGCGTAACATCGGGCGCCCAATCCGCCGCCGTTACTGTGCCGTGCTTCGGCCTCGGCTCCTCGTGGTTGGTGATGTCAACCTGGTCGGCCTCGGCAAGAACGTCCTCTCGAGGTCTCTCGGCCGTCCCATCACGCTGCGCACGGATCTTGTCGCGGAGGATCGCACACGATACCTTGTCGCCGACATGGATCGCGGCCGTCAGTGCTCGCTCAAGCCCCGCGGTGGGGCTATCAGGATCTACCGGCGGCGCAGCAGGGCGAGGACTCTGCCCGTCGTCAACGATATCGGGCATGACCTCTACCCGCTCGCCGGTCAACTCGAAAAGCCTCCGGGCGAGTATTCCGGCACTCTGCTGGTCCCGAGCCCGCTGGGCCTGCTTGAGGCCATTGCGGACCTTGACGATCAGGCTGTCCGGGGTCGACGCGACCACAAGCAAAGCCTCGGCCGCCTTGAACCCGGCGATAACGGCCGCGAAGAGGAAGTCCTTGGTTCGCTGTTCGCTGGGAAGCTCCGCGTACGGCACGAGGCACGGGTGCGTCTTGGCCTCCGCGTCCTTCTCTGGGCCATACTGCCAGCCCGCAGAGATCTTCACACGCATCCAGTTCTCGTGCTGCTGGGCCGGAGTCATCTTTCCGCTCAGACAGAACTGCACCCCGTCCCGCATGGAGTACTTCTGCCAGTCGGGGGCCTCGCCCCACGGAACCTGAGACATATCTCCGATTGACCGGCAATAGGCCCGGTTGACCTCGTGACCTACCGCCGCCATTACTTCCGTCGTTACCTTCATCTTCTGTAACCTCGTCTACCTACCCCGCCATCGACGTCGGCTCGGACGCAGGACCGTCCTGCGATCCATCCGACGCGCCGCCTTGTGGCGCGGGCCGTTGCCCGCCACCGTTGTGTACTGTGAGTTGTGGGCCTCCACCCAACGCCGTCCCTGCCTCGACCGGGCCGCCAGCCTGGGGGACCTGGGCAACAGCCTGGGCAACGAACAGTTCGGCCAGTTCCGGCATGTGCAGGTAATCAGCCGTCATCCGAGCGTACTTTGCCACATCGAAGTTCAACCCCTGCGATTGAGCGATCGGAGCCAAGGGCACGGCCACTTCTTTGACCCACCGCGTCGCCAGAGAATACTGCGTCGCCGGATCGCGGAGCATCATCGAGTGGACGTTGATGTCGAAGTCGTAGTCCTCGTACTTCCCCTCGCGGTCGGCCGGAGTGAACGGAACGACGATCGGCTGGGGATAGCCTGGCACGTCAAGGGCAATCGGACCAAGGTCACGCTTGGCGTTCCAGAGATACCAGCCCAACTTGTTTCCGACCTCTTTGCCGAACGTACCCAACTGTGCCCGGCTATCACCGATGCGGACCTGGATGTTGCTGTTCAACATCTGGTCCTGCCCCAACGTATCCGATTGTGCCTCCTGCCCGCCGATCAGATCCACGTTGCCACCGAGCTTGCTGTACTGCGATGAGCCCCACTCAAGGTACCGATAGATGTCCTCGGTGACTCCACCCATCTTGATGTTGAGGTACTTCTCGCCGATCGAGTTGACCAGGAGGATATCGCCGTCGCCAGCGTTCTTTAGGGCCGTGGCCTCCTTGGCCGCAGTCGACTCCACCAACGTCACGCTCTTCGACCTGTCGGCCTGTTGACCCGCCTTGCGAGCCAGCTTGTTCTGGAGCACGTGCAGATCGTGCAGGATCGCCATCAAAGGGACCGGAAGAGGATTGTCAGGACACCACGCAAAGCCCAGCATCTCGTAGGGTCCCCGCTCCGTGCCCTTCCAGACCGTCTCCTTGAGCACCACACGGGGCGCGTCGGCCCCGCACGGGACCGTCACGACTATCCCCTCCTTCGGGAGCCACATATCCATCACGTCGACGATATTCAGCACGTCGCTAACGGACGGGCCCACCATCTCGCCGCTCTGGCTGAGCTGCTCCGCACGAGCACCACGACGACTGTAATGGTTCATGGTCAGTTCAGAAACAGCGTCCTCGTCGTAAATCTCCGGGTGCTTCTGGATGTAGTCCAAAGGCAGGCGATACTTGTCGTATTCGAACCAAGCTCGCTCCCGCTCGTTGCACGAGGGGTCAATGCCGTAGTCGTCGTAGCTTACACGGTCAGCGAACGGCAACGTGACGTCGTGAGACCAGCCCGTCGGCCCATCGCCCACACGGGCGTGAATAGGCGCTGAGGCCGTCTGGCCGGTCTTGATGATCCCCGCACCGACCAGGCCGTCCAACGTCGACATTCGAAGCGTATGCCCGAAGTCGATCTTCTCGTAAAACTTGTCCATCGCCTTGCCCATCGTCGTCGCCACGGGTCTGTATTCCGTGATCGTCGTCGTGACAAGGTTGTGGGGATTGTGAACCGCCATGTTCGGCAGCAACGCCGCCGCCAGAGAGAAGTGAAGGTTGATCGGCTCGTGACCCGCCTCCTGGCCACAGTACATCGGACCGGCGTACGCCTTGAGCAGCTTATGGCGAACAGAGCGATGCCGAGACATGAATTGTTCGCCAGCTTCGTAGAGTTGGAACAGTTCCTCAACGTCGAGTTTCATAGCGATACCCTCTTCCTAAAACCTCGGGAGGGTATTTGTTACCCATCTGTCTACTGCTGTAGTTATACGCCTTCGCCAGTCCGTCTGCCAATCACGAAAGCCTCGTCACGCACTTTCGGCAGGTCTCGTGCATGTACGCCGTCAAGTCGTCCTGGCCAGCCTCGATCTTCACCCGCACCAACTCGGCATGGTTCTGATTGTGGACCCACTCATCTATGTCGATCTGAACGTCGGTGACAATCGCTCCACACTCGCACCGATCAGACGGATGGAGTCTCTCCATGATGATCGAGACACGCTCCACGTTAATCCCCGTCTCGTACTTCGGACGAAAGATATGGACCCCAGGCATGAGAGCCGCCAGCACCGCGACCTCGGTCGGAAGCCACCTGCAGTGGTCAGGAACACCAATGCAGAGAACAAGGTCGCCGTTTTCCAGCTTGTGACTCATGGGAATCCTCTGGAGCCGGGGCTCCGCAATGACGCCCCGGCGTCCTTACAGGGGTGTTCCGGTCAGGGTTGCCCGTATCGCGTGATCGCGTACAGGTAGGCCAGGATCACCAGCCAGCCCGACACGAGCAATACGGTCCATCGGTTCATCGGGGAGAGACGCCCTTCGCGAGCGACTTGCCCTTCTGGATGCGAGAGATCAGCATCTCGCCCATCGCGCCCTCGACGGCGACGAGGTCCTCGTCAGACACATCGTCCTCCCCGTAGGTGATGTCGACCGTCTTGACACCCTCGGGGTTCGTGGTACTGAATGAGATCTCGAACTTGTTACGTGGCATTGATATGCCCTTTCATTTTATGGAGCATCATGCTCCGACATATAACAGGGGCTCCGTTGAGCCTCTGTATTCGCTTATGTGACGGGGACCGCAGCGTCCTGGACAACCTCGCCCTCAACGGTAATGCACCGCAGCCCGCACGACTCGCAGAGCCACCAGCACTTCTCACGGGTGTTGCCGGACGTGGGTTTCATCTTCGAGCCGCACGAGCACCGACGGGCCGTGCCGACGCACGCATGAGCCTTCGAGCCACGCACGCCGCCACGAATCGCCATCTTCGGCGCCGCCCCAATCATCGCCATGGCCATAGTAGAGAGCCCCTTCCGCCGCCGCTTGGGTCTCTCGCCAGCAAAGGGCCGCTTACGCGTCACAGGCATCTTGCCGCCGAACGCCTCGGCTACCTCTTCCGTCGTCGCCTTCTCGTCGCTCATCGCCTGCGCTCCTCTTCCTGTTGCCACCAACGGCTGTTGTTGATTACTGTCTCGATGTAGCCCCCAAGACAAAACAACACAATCGCAACGAGCACGCCAATAGCCCATCACCCGTCTCCTAGCCGCCCCTGCCTGCGATATTCCGCTACCTCATCACGATTGATCCGAGTCGTCACGCGGTACGCATAACCGCACAACGCCGCACACCACTGATACTTCGCTACAGACACAGACCCGTCGTCATACTCAACCGTCACGCCCCACCACCACGGAGAGACCTTGGAACCAACCGCACCGTCCATCGGTCCGCCGAAGAATTCGTACTTAGCCACGTTTCCGACCTCTACCGCCTCGACCCCTATGCTCGCCCCACGCCACCAACGCCGCCTCGTCCTTGATCTGGTCCAACAGCCACGCATCGAACGCCTGGGACCACCGCGCTATCGGGTGATCCGTCACAGGCGTCCGACGATAGTGTACCTGGAAGTTCTCGTAGTACACACGGTCTACCAGCTTCCTCTGTGCAATCAGAGCCGCCTGGTCCTCGCGTGATAACATCACAGGGGGTTTAATCGGTGGCATTGGCAGCCTCGACCAGCATGATCCGCATCGGCAGCGGAAGGCGATTACGAGCCTCCACTCGCAACACCGCAAGGATCGCCAGCTTGTCGTTCTCGTCGTCGTAGGGGTGGACCCTCATACCGCAGAAGAGCAACACCGCAGCCGGTTCGTCCTCCACCACGAACCTATGGTCAAACCTGGACGGGCCGTACGTCGACTTCCCTGCCGCCGCCTGCAAGTCGATGTACACCGACCGCTCCATCACGATGTCCGTCGGCCTGCCACTACAGTGGTCCTCGAACTCCTCCACCGTCTTCTTGAGGTGATCCAGGATCGGGGCCTTGTGTGTCGCCATGTCACTCGCCGTTGACCTGAAGTTGAGCATATCAGCTTGGCTCATTCCGCACTTGCCACAGCACCGTCTGAAAGCATCCCAGACAGAACTCCTGCATTTTGGGCAACAACTCAACCCTGCTGCATCCATAGCCGCCTCCGTCATCTGCCGCTCAAGCACGCGGCTCATCTTCTGGGAGAACTCGACAATCTTCAAACGGAACGGCTCCGCTGATTCGTTCAGTATGTGAAACGGCCTATCCAACATCGCCTCTCCTACTAATACTAACGAAGGGCGGAGTCGAACCGCCAAGCGAGGGTATGAGTCTCGCCCGTGCCCACCAACGCTACTTGTCAACCACACCACTCAATGACGCAGGGGCGGGACTCGAACCCGCGACATGAACACTAACGAGCACAGTGTGCTATACCCGGTAGTGACCGCTCTGCCAACTGAGCTACCCCGCTGCGTGCACGCCTTATTCTGAGCAGGCGGCGTGCGGCCTGCCATAACGATCAAAAACCGCCCGGGTACAACGCAGCACGCACCGCCGCGTCCTTCGCCTCCAGAAGCTTCTGCAGTGCGATAGTACGCCCGGGACCACCCTCGATGTTCATCACGAGGGATTCCGCCAGTGCGCAGAACGGCAGCGATATGTCATGCAACTTCTCCGGCAGATGTTTATACTCAAACCACTTCAGCATTCGCTCGTTCATATCGCGTCTCCTTCTAGTCTGTTACCATTCGTCGGTCTGCCTTTGCGACTCGACGTACCGCTGCCGCCGATCAGCATACGAGTTGACCGGAGGGTGCATCTCGGGCGGGTCCGATTTCGGTTGCTCGGTCAACATCAGGTTCGCACCGGCCAGAGAGATCACACGGTCTCCGTGCGTCGCTCTGGCCCCCTCTGGTTCGCTCGAAAGCGTTGCAGGCCCCACGCCGCCGTTCTCGTAGTTGATCGTCTGCTCAATCTCCGAGAGGCTCCGCTCGTGGTGAATCAGCAGCTCGTTGCGGGCCATACCGCCACGGAGTTCGCCCAGGAGCGTCCGCTTGGAGTCCTTCGAAGTCCAGAAGCCCAGGTCCTTCGTCTTCGGCCTGGTCGCCTGCTTCTCCTGCCGGCGGCGGAACACATACGGGTAATGCAGGCGCGTGACCTGCGGGCCGTACTCCACGCCGGGGCCGTTGGCCTCCCACCCGTGGTAGGTCCACCCGTTCTGTCCGCCGAGCCAGAGATTAATCGCCACACACGTAGTCGCGAACGCCTGCGGAGCCAAGTCCGATGTCGCGAAGTGGATCACCTGCTCCCGGCTGTTCACGTCCAGGGCGTCATACGACGAGTTCGACGCCCCGTTGCCCAGGCCGATGTCGCTGAAGCTCACATAGTTGCGGGTCTGGGTCGGCCTCAGTATCTTGCCGTTCGGGTCAAGCTCCAGGGGAGTCCAGAGCAGGACCGGCCCACGTTCGTCTGCCTCCCAGCGGATCGAGTCCGCCTTGATACCCGTGATCTGCCCGTCGGTCGAGGTGCTCTCGAAACGGATGTACCCACGGTGCAGAGGGTCTCGGATCGACCCCGACGACCGGATACGGGCGATCACCGGCGAGTCGAAGAACATCGAGCCCGACGCGAGATAGTCAATATCGAGGTTCTGGGCGATCTCCTGCTTCGAAGCACGCTTGGCACACTCGCCGTCGTACCAGGGGCTCCGCACCTTGCCGTCGAGGATGAACTCGTACCCCGCCGGGAACTGGTACGCCGTGTCGATGATCTCAAGCGTCCGCGTCTCAGGGCCACCGATGGACCGGTACAGGCCCTTACCCTTGCTCGGATGCTGGGACCAGTGCAGTGTCACAACCTTGCACTTCCCGCTGTGCCGCACCGCCGCGAACGCATTGCCGTGGAGGATGCCATCCTGGTGGAAGTGGCCCGCACCCTCGGGCGTCGAGTTGTAGATCCTGCAGCTCGTCGCGTCTGCCGTACTGCTCATGATCCGCAGGGCGTTGGCCGCCGACGCGAACTCATCGAGCAGGATCGCCTTGCGCCGACCGCCGCGGGAGACGTGGGCGCTGGCACTCTCGCCGTCGATCACCGACCCATTCTGCGGGTTGCCGATGTGCAGGTGTCGCCGTTCGTCCTGCCAGCCCTCCGGAGCGATCCAGGACGGCAAACATCGCAGAACGTAGTCGAGTTTCCAGAATAGGCTATCCGGGTCGCCAGCCTTGTCCACGTCGTCCTCGACGCGACTGGCCATAGCGAACAGCGAGTCCGGTTCGAACAGCCAGAACCACAGCATCACCAGCAGGCACAGCCAGGACGCCGACATATCGCGGCTCTTGTCCGTGCACAAATCGTGCTGCTCGTGGATCGCAGTCCAGATGTCCGGGGCCACACGATCCTGCACCGGCCACGTCACCATCGGCAGACGGCGGGCGTTGGTCTCGGCGCGGGGCTCGTACAGCCAGACGCACGTGTTCAGCCAGCACAGCAGCCCCGGCCAGCCCTCCGAGAAGATCGCCCGATACCCAGCCTGGAGGTGGGCCGGGGCCTCAATTACTTTTCGGCGCATCCGCAGGACGTGGTTGTTCCCCTTCGCCTTCGCCGTCAGGATGGCTATCAATGAAGTGGTCGAGAGCGGCCACCGCTTCCGCAGGGGTTGCCAATCCGGTTGCATGTGTCAACTCCTGTCGCGTCGCGGGGATGAACCCCTTGTCAAACCGCTCCAGGAACAGCTTGACCATCGCGGGCATCGGGCGGGACGTCCCGGGGCCGCTGGCGTGAGTCTTGGACGCACCGGAGAACAGCCGGGCGTAGACCGCCGGGAGCCGGCGGGCGTAATGCCGCTCGGCCTGATCCAGCCACCACGTCACGAACTCCGGAGTGTCGAACCAGAGGTAGTACGCCCGGGTGGTGATCCCGGCCGCTTCGCACGCATCTTTGACGGTTATATCGTAGTCTGCGTCCCTAAACGCTGTTACCGTAGCGAGTTGGTTCGCGTTGGGCGACCAGTCCGCGAAATCTTTGCCCACAAAACACCATCCTGCCAGCCGCTGTGAGGCTCCGTGAGCCTCTAATATCTCCAAACGTCCGGTTGACCCCACGATGGGGCCTATCGTGTCACCTGAGCGATCCTCGCGAGCCTGTTGGCCGCTCGGACGCTCTAATCTGCTATCTCCTCCCCCTGCACGCCACATATCCCCACCTATCATACCACAACCCTGCTTTGAGTCGGATTTATCAGAATGTACTTGATTTGGCGTCGCATGAATGCGATAATGCTTACTGGTGGGCCGGGGCAAACCTGGCCCTCAACACGGGAGCCACATCATGCCACTGCAATCAATCGAGATCAGGCAGGTTTGCGAAGACACCACCATCGCGCTTCAAGAGGAAACCCTCTCAGACGGCAGCAAAGCCTACGAGATCGAGATCGAGATCAACCCGTATGACCCCAATGACTACCACTGCCAGAGCATCCCCCTGCCGCTAACGTCGCCGACCGTCGAGAAAGCCTACGAACGCTTCGAGTCGATCTGCCTCGCCATAGCCGAAACGGTACTCTAACCCCCAACAGGAGCCACGACCATGAATCGAACCACCTACCACCCGGACCGCACCGTCACGATCTGGGACGTAATCTCCCAGAGCTACGTCACGACGGGCACACCCTCAGACGCCCTGCTCTCTACGCTCTATGAGCCCGAGCGTGGGCTTGTCGTCCAGCACTGCCAGACGCCCGAGACCGCCCCGGTTGCCCTTGACAGCGAAGCCCTCATCGACATCCAGAACACGCTCGACGCTATCGCTCACGCCGATGTGCAGCCGGGCCACGCGGAATATCTGAGCAAGTCGCGTATATGCGACCTTGCCCGCGCCGCCCTCGCCGCCGAGTAGCCCACTGGACGAGTAGAGCGATATCGAATGACAGCCCATACGGGCA